TCAACGCAGCGGCTTCACCTTTTTTCCGACCTTGTGCCTGATGTAGTTGGCCGTCATCGCCTCTGTGGTGTGGCCTAGCAGTCCCTGTGCCTGCCTGGTGCCGCCGTCTTCATCCGCTTCCGTGGCGGCTTTGGCCCGAAGGTCGCGGAACTGAAATTCAGCCCCTTGCACGCCGGCCAGCGCCCGCGCGTCATCGAAGCGGCGCCGCAGCATGGCTGTCGTCAGCTTCTTGCCGGCCTCGTTCACCAGTAGTGCTGGTGAAGTCGAGCCAAGCCCGGCTTTGAACGCGCGGATCTCTTCCAGCAGCGTTTTCAACTCCCCCCCGATCTCCATTCGCAGCTTCGCTTTTGTCTTGCCCTGGCGGACGTGAAGCACGCCGTTCGCAATGTGGGCGTCACTCATGCGCAAGACATCCGCAGGCCTTTGGCCGGTCAGATGCGCCAGGCGCAACGCGAACCGCAACGGCTCGCCCGCGCGCGCCATGGTCCGGGATAGCGTCTCGTCATCCACCATCACATCGCGCCCCTCTTCGGTGTAGCCCTTCACGCCCGTGCAGGGGTTGGCCAGCCGGGTAAAGCCGGACGAACGCGCATAGTTCCAGATGTGGGAGAAGAGCGCCTTCTCTCGGTTGGCCCGGACCTGGCCCAGCTTCGGCGGGATCGGGATCGCTGGCCGTCCATGTTTCGCGCGCTCTGCATTCTTCGCTTCAGCCGCCTTGCGCGCTTCCTTCACCCGCCATTCCATGTATTGCCGGATGTGCTTCGGCTCGATCTTGTCGAGCGGTGCGGGCGGCGTGTTGAAGAACTTCAACAGCCAATCCCTTTCCTTCTCGTTATCCCGCCTGGTGCGCGGCTGCTTCTTCGGGATCTCCTGCACCCAGTAGGACTGCACGACATGCGCAAAGGTGCCCTGCGCGGCCTCTGGCTTGGCCCGCTTCGCCAGGTCGGCCCACTTCTGCACCGCGATCACGTAGTCAGAGCCAAGCGGGATTTCTCGCCGCGGCTTGCCGCCCGTGTCGAAGTAGTAGTGAATTAGCTTGCCCCGTTCGCGGGCGCGCATCCCCTTGGGCAGGTTCGCCCAGCGTGTCGGCTTGCGTCCCATCTCAGACGCCTACAAGGCCAGGCGTCCAACCGTCTTGCGCTTCGGCGGGCTCCCTGCGGCCCTCAATGGTGGAGCGCGTGACAACGGGGTGACCCGACGCATTCACGCGGAAGGCGATCCCTTGCGCGCGAAGCCTGGTGATCTGCTTTGATTTGATCTTGAAGCCGGTCAGCTTCGCCATCTCGGCATCGGAGAGAAAGAGGTCCGGGGCGCTCATGGCGCTAGATCCTTGGGCTTGATGTGTGCAAACGCCTCTAGCGCCGATTCGGCCGTGAAGAGGTGGGCATTGGCCGGATCTGAAATCGCGGCGAACGTGTTGTAGGTTTCCTCGCTCATGCCCTGTTTCACACGAGCGGCCTCGGCCAGCTTGTCGGCCCGTTCGTTGCCGATGATGCCTGCATGGCCCTTCACCCATTCGACCTGGTGACAGGCCAGCCGAGCGGCATACGCGGCCTTCCAAAGCTCCACGTTCGCGACCGGTTGCAGCTCCTTGAACAGCTTGTCCTTGCGCATCCAGCCGCGCCGCTCCCAACCCTTGCACCAGTCATTCAGGCCGCAGACGACATAGCGGCTGTCGCTCATCACAACGGCGTGCCGGGGGCCGACCCAGCGCAGAGCTTCCAGCATACCGGTCAGCTCCATCTGGTTGTTCGTGGTCTTGCTCGCGCCGCCACTGCGGCTGAACATCTCGACGCCGTTCTGGTATGCCACAAACGACCATCCGCCGTCGCCCGTGCCGTCATTGGGCCAGCATGACCCGTCTGTATAGACGCGGATCATGCGAGGCTCCGAATCGAGAAGCTGATTTCGCGCCGCTGACGGGCGCCGGACACAAGACGGAGATGACCGACAGCGCCCGACTTCGACCGAACGGCGTGCGCGGGGTAAAAGAATTCCTCCCCACTGTCATGAATGCGGCAAAGGTAGCCGGGGATGTAATCAGCGCGGTTCACGCCGTTGCTGAATTCCCCCTCTTCGTCCGCCACTCGAATGAGTTTGTAGTTGCTGGTGACTGTCGCAGCCTTGCCATGGGCGAACACCTCTTCGCCGATTACGAATGTCGCGCTCGCCCTGTAGTTCATGGAGTGCACGCCGTCGAAGCCTGGATCTTTCTTCGGTGCAGTGCGGGCCAGTTCTTCGACTTCTTGCCTGCGCGCTTCCTCACGGCGGCAGCGCTCTTCGCGCGTCACCCCTTTGATGACCACAAAGCGCTGAACCCTGTTATGGCTGCCCCAAATTCGAACTTGCATCCAGTGTTCGAATTGCGCGCCCTTGACCGTTCGGCCATCTACCTTCACGCCTTTGAAGAAGGTCACGGAACTAACCTCTGGAAGGTGTTCCATGGAGATGACGCCGGCATCAATCAGCGCCTGGGCAGTCCCGAAATATCGATCCCCGGTCACGTCTTCGTCGAAATCGACGCCGGGGGCGTATACCCCCGCTTTCACGCATCCCCCGCGAGTGCGTCATCAAGAGACGACTTAGCCAGGTCAAGCAGGCGAAGCGCACCATGCAGCGCGACATCATCAAGTTCACGCAACGCAGCCTCCAGTACAGCGATTGCTACCGCGATAGGCGCAGAGGCGTCCTCACACATATGCGTGTCACGGGCGGCTACGCCTTCGCTCAGCAAGCTCTCGGCACGGTAGGCCACATATAGAGCGCCATACAACATGTCGGAGCTGGCGGCTTCGGCGCAGGCCTGGATGATCGCTACAGCCTCACCGAGCATGCAATAGGCACCTGTTTCGATGCCAAGGGATTCGAACGATACCGGCGAAAACTCGGAGGCATCGTCACCCTCAACCATTTGTGCGCCGTCTTCCGGCAAGGCGCGTATAGCGTCATTCACTGGATCAAGGGCGGTCTGCGCGGCGTCCAGCAATTCAAACGCGGCGTCAAGCGTGGGGCTCAGGATAGAGTCCTGACCAAGATGGATCGCGCCTTCGATACATGCAAGCAGCGGAAAGAGGCCCTCATAGACATATCCGGCATCCGCTTGGGTGAGGTCGCTGCGCTGAATCATGTGCAGGGGCTTGACGATCACCGAATGGCAGATGTGATCGAGCAATGTTTCGATGTAGTCGCCAGGGCAGGCGGCGTCATGCGCCAGCTTCAGCTTCTCGTCCGCATCAACCATCCATCCGCGGATGTCCTCAATGGTGACAAGCGGGGCCTCGTTCTCGATGGGCGCGGGCGCCTTGACGGTTTTGGAGGTGGGCAGCGCAGCAGCGCTGGCTGTGGCCTTTCGAGCCGGCGCTTTGCGTGTTGGCGCTGTGGTGGCAAAATTCGTCATGATTCAGGTTCCTTAGTCGGGTTCTTCGGATCACAGAACCCCGTTGGCGCTCTCACCTGCCTTCGGGGTTCGCCTTTTTTGTCTCAGCAATAGGATTGGCGATCACTCCTATTCGCCCTGAGGCGCGGCGCATTCATTTGTCCTTCGGGCCTCGCACTCGATTGCTCGGACGCTGCAGGCTTTCCCGCAGCCGTATCACGATCTCGCCGTTCAGGCTTCGCTCGTTCGCTTCCGCTTTCGCCTTGAGCACTGCCTTTAAGTCTTCGGGCATGCGTACTGGCGTGGGGGCTTGTTGGTGGCGGTCAGAAGTTTTCATGGGGTGTGGATGAAGATTAGATTCTTCACGAATGTGGATGTCAATGAGATTCTTTGTAAAGATTCAAATTGACATCCACAATCGCCGTATGGCAACTGACAGACACCAAGCGCCGAGCTATCCGCTCCGTATGCCCGAAGACCTGAAAGCGAAGCTTTCCGAAGCGGCAGCCGCGGGCGGGCGAAGTCTTCATGCGGAGTTGCTGGTACGGCTCCAAGACAGCTTTGTTGAAAGCGCTCCCAAAGGCGATGCGTCGTCTACGCTTTTGGTCGCAACGCTTCAATACGAGTTGGCAAACACCCGGGTCACAGCCAATCGTCTACGCAACCGCGGTGCCGGGCTTGGGGCCGCGATCCGTGAGCTTCTGAGGGTGATGTCCGGCGCTACCTCCGCGGTAGGAGATATTGAGCCCGGCCTTCTTCGCATCGCTGCTGCTGCTGACCAAGCTGTGATGGACCCTGAAACTGTCGGGACTTCTGAACTCGTGGACCGCCTGCATGCGGCATGGGCCTTGTTCGAGGAGGCGAGAAATAGCCAAAACCTGGATGCTTTGCCGGAGCAACTCAGAAATCTTCTCGCCGAAGTAGACGCCCATGCTGATCGGTTGAGAGACGAGAAGGTCCGACAAGATGCGCTTCAGTTTCAACGCCCGCTGCCAACCCTCACCCGGGAAGAGTTCAAAAAAATCAAGCCCATCGAGCATGAGCCTCACCTCGGGGTTGAGGCGGCGGTGCGGGTCTGGAATCTGGTGAAGCAAACCATTCCGCCCGACCTCGATCCTGAAGCCGAGATCCGAACGGTGCTTAGCTCACTGGATGCTGTGCGCAAACCTGTAAGCGCGCCCGCAATTGCAACGAAGAAGGTAGTCGGGCGCAGCAAACCCAAGGCCTGAACGCATTACAGCCACCACCAGACGCGCCGCAACACCAGTGCCAATAGGTAGGCTGGGTCCAGCACTAGATCGACGGCATTCATGTTGCAGCCTCTGAGGCCTGGTCGATCTCATCGACCAATGTCATTGCGCCTTGCAACTTGGCGCGCAACGCCTGAATCTTCTTGCTGTCAACCTCGCCGCCCATCTTTATGCTCCTGGCGACAGTGCGCAGCGCGGCGGCGCTCTTATCGATGGCGACTAGGACGCGCTCCCGCTCATCAAGCCGATAAAAGGTGCGGCGCTCGTAGCGCGGTGGTGTCTCTGGCGGCGTAGCGATGGCTCTGACGGCCTCACGCAGCGGCAAATCCGCAACGCGTTGCGCTTCTTCTGGTGGAAGCTCCTGCAGCTTCCTGGCTAACCGCATGTAGGCCTGTGCGGTGCGCGGGGCGACAACAACATGGGCTTCAAGCCACGCCTGCCACTCACCATGATCGACCATGGTTTTTGCTGTGTTCAGCAAGTTGCCGGCGAAGATTGCATGACCCATCGCCGTGCGTGCATTCGACTCAGCCGCGGTGATCGCTTCGTTGATCTTGTCGATCACGTCAGAAGCGATAGTGGGGGCGATCAGCGTGTTCATGCTGACCATTCCGTGAGCAAACGAGCACGCCCAACAGCGTCGGCTTCCTGGAACTGCTTCACAAACAGCAGGTGGCGTGCTTTTCCCTCGTGGCCGCCGAGTCCACAGCGAACGATCTCGCCGTCGAGCATCCATTCGCCATTTGCGTTTTGCGCTATACGGTTGTTGGTCTTGTGCTTGGTGGATGCGTTGTAAGGCGTAAGGCCGATCAACACGCCAGCAACATACTGGGCGTTGTCCTTGATTGCTTGGATGGTCATGCTGCTCGACCTCTCAGTAGCCAAGCCAGCTCAGAACTTCTTCCCCGGTGTATTCGGCTTTGTCGCCGACTTCCTGGAAGAACAGCGCAACCGGGTCAGGCTCGCCAAGGTCGTGCCTGGCGATCTCGCGCAGGGCCTCTGCGCGGGTCACGGTTGCTTCGGCAGCTTCTTCATAATTCATCTTGCTCTCCGGCCAATGCGGGAATCCGCAATGAAAGCATAGTTTACAACCATGCTTTCATGTACGGGCAAGGAATTTTGCACCCCTAGGTGTTTTTACCTAGGAAATGTGAGCATGCTTTCTTGCTTTGGGGCTATCCGCGCTCAGTCGATGTACTTGATGACCGCGAAGTTCGATGCATTGCGGCGCACTGGTGTAGATACCGAACTGCCGACCACGTAGGTATTCGGCCCCACGGCGGTGGCAACGCCTGAGCCGGTCGAGATCACGCCGCGAAGGGTGGAACTGCTGCCCATGCGGATGAGTGCATCACCGTTGTGCCTCCTGGCTTCCTTCACCATGTCGCCAGACAACATAGCCATCGGGATGATTGCCCCTTGCCGGTCGTCATAGATGACCCCAAGGACAGTGAATCGCCGCGGCGGCGCTCCATCCCAGATCTCCATTCCGTTGACGATCTCCTTCGTTCCCCCTTGGCCCTCGAACGCGTTGTTCTTGGACTCATATTGGCGGAAATCGGTCGTCGTGCAAGCTGCCAGAGCGGCGCACAGTGCGAGCGTAAGAAGTCTCTTCATTACTTTCTCCCAGGTTTCTTTTCCGAGGTGGCCGCACCGCTTGGTGGTTCGCTGCGCACAACCGCAAATAGGGCGCGCAACTTGGCTTTCTCATTCTCGGTCAACTGCGCGAACTGCTTGGCAAATTCCAAGGCGTCATCAGGGATCAGATTATCTGGCCTGGGCACACCGTCGCCAGTTGCAAGCCAATAGTGATCCACCGCCAAGAAGCGCGCAGCCTTCGCACTGTTTTCGGCGTTGAACATCTGGGTTCCAGTCCTGCCGCCTCGAATTGCTTGCCCGATGGCTTGCACTGAGATGCCGAGTTCCTTACCAAGGGCGTTGCGATCCTTGCGGGCCAGTTCCAAAGCGAGCTGAAGTCGTTCACCGTAATGCATGAAAGCAAGCTTACAACCCGTTTCCGAAAGCATGCTTTCATTTTGATTGAAAGCATGCTTTAATGGTGAATGCTCAAAACCGAAGCTATTCACCTTTTCGGCGGCAGTAAGAAGGACTTGGCTGCAGCCCTGGAAATCACGACCCAGGCTGTTGGACAGTGGCCCGAAGAACTGCCGCGCCGAATCTCTGACCGAGTAATCGGAGCCTGGACGCGCCAGAACATGGTCGCGCTTCCCAACGTGCCCGGGCTCGCGCCCAAGCTCACCACGGCCTGAATCATGGCCAGCGTTCATTGCCTCTTTTTCAAGAGCGCACGCGCCCGACTAGACCGCGCCGGTTCTATCGAAGAAACCGAGCTGCCGGAATACGAAACCTCCAGATCGCCATCCACCACGCGCATTTCAAGCCGCGTGATCCGCACGCACACACAGATGTGCCCGGGGTGCTCTGGTACTGCATTTGATGAAACCGCCGTCCTTGAACTGGAGTGAATAACAGGCGGTAGACGAAGAAGGGCGGGGCGTGGCGTTGATTGCATGCCTCGATGTTCATTCGTCACGGCTCGGTCAACGAGACATGACGAGACATAGAAGATAGCCGGAGATGTATCGATGAATCAATACGAGTTCTCAGCGCGCCCCGCAATGCATGCGGTGGATACAGCGCTGATTGCAAAGCAGCCGTCTATGACGAAGGCGCTGCAGCTCTGCCAGACCCTCAGCGGGCTGGATGACAAGGCGTTCTATGGCGTGGGTGGCATCGTCAAGGATCAGGCGCAGTGGTCGCGGATCATGAATGCCGGCGCGCACAACTTTCCGCAAGACGGCTTGAACACGTTCATGGACAAGGCCGAGAACGAAGCCCCTTTGTTGTGGCTCCTGTACTCCCGCGGCTATGACCTCGATTCTCTTCGCCATCGGGAAACCGAAATGGAAAAACGGGTTCGCTTGGCCGAAGAGCGTGCCCTGAAGGCCGAAGAGAAGGCCCGCATCTTGACCGAAGCAATGCATGGAAGGACGACCACGGTATGAAGCAGCTCCCACTTGAAGGGCTGCGGCCCGCGTCCATCACCCGCCAGCGCATCCCGGTGCTGTGCGACCCAAAGTTTCAGCGCCATTCGCCGACCAGCGAAGCTGCCGCCGTCAGCATCGCGCCGCACGCCGGCACGCTCGAAGCCAAGATTTTTGCCTACCTGAGCGGCTTCCCAGCAGGCGAGGGCGCCACAGATGAAGAGATGCAGTTCCGCATCCCCATGAACGCGAACAGCCAGCGCCCGCGCCGCGTTGCGCTGGTGAATGCCGGCCTGGTCAAGGACAGCGGCAGGACGCGGCCAACGATCAGCGGCAATCAGGCGGTTGTTTGGGTGGTCGTCGGAGACTAGATGGCGCATACCCGGAAGCAGAAGGACAGCCGCGACGGAAAAAGCTTCGTCGCGTTGCCCCATGTCGTTCTCGAATCAAAGGCATACCGGGGCTGCAGCGTCTATGCCCGCTGCCTATTGGTTGACATCGCCATGCAGCTCAAGGGCTCCAACAACGGGCGTTTGCTGTGCTCGACCGCACACATGAAGCCGCTTGGCTGGACATCGCAAGACACGTTGCACAAGGCCAAGAGCGCGCTTCTAGAAGCTGGGTTGATCTTCGAGACGGTCAAGGGCCAGCGACCGCACAAAGCCTCTTGGTACGGCGTTACGTGGCTTCCGCTTGAGCGTCTGGCCGGATATGACCCCGGCGCCCTTGAATCCTTTGTACGCGGTGCCTATCGACTCGGTGAACCGGTCCCAGTGCCGCAGAAACCGAAGCCCACCAGAGCCGAGCTTTACGACAAGTGGAAGGCCTCGGATCAAAACGAGAAGCTTAGTCCGCCCCACGGACTAGAGAACCCCTCAATAGGTCCGCCCCACGGACTAGACAAACCGTCTCCTAGTCCGCCCCACGGACCTATTAAGGCCCAAAACAGCGTTCTCTCTAGTCCGCCCCACGGACACCATCTAGATAAACCATCTCCGGTTGCGGCCGGAGCAGCTTGAAAGACTTGTAATGACCACTCAAACGAACGGCGGCTGGATCGAGAACATTCCGCAGGTCGAGATTGAACTACTTGAAGGCGGCAATGTGCGCGTGACCGACAAGTCCGATTTCAATCAGGACTACTCGGTTGACCTGCATCCGATCCATCTTCGTCTGATCGCGGAAAAAATGGGCCTCGTCCGCGAAATGTCCGCATCGGAAGCGGACGCTTTGCGGATGGTGGACAAGTTGGCCCGCAGGATCGGCGTGTTGCAGGAGCGCATCCTCCAGTTGGATAAATGGCTGTGGGAACACCCTGATCCCGATTGCGCAGACATCGGGACGGAAATCTGGTTCAGTGCCGGGACGCTCGACTTGGCCAACGAGTTCCTTCTTGAAATCGGAGAGTCGCGCGCGGTTGTCACGCCGCGTCACGACGAGTCACGCGCAGGTACGCCCGCACCATCACCTTCAACGGCCAATACAAAGGCCTTCGGCTGGGCGCTGCGGCAGCCGCTGGAGAAATCCTCTACCAAGTTCCTCCTGGTGGCGATGGCCTTCATTGCAGGGGACAGCGGGCGCTGCAGTGCATCGGTGCAGGAGCTGGCCGACAAAACCTCCCAGGATAGAAAAACCGTTCTCGAAAGCCTGAAGCGCCTGACCGACGCCGGGCTGATCGTGGACACGGGCGAGCGCTCCGGCGCGACCAAGAGCGTTGCTGTCTACCAGATGGCGACGAACCTCAACTATGAGCCGCCAAAAACGGCACAGCTCGATTTCAACGAGGAACCCAAATGATCCAAGCCATCCGCAAATTCCTGAAGCCTTACAGCCATCACGCCGCCTGGGCCATGTTCCTTGCGCCGTTTGTCATCGCCATGGTGATCCTGTGCGGCTGGTGGCCGCTCGCTGTCGGCGTCGGTGTGCTGGTCTGCGTCCTGGCATATGCGAAGGCCGTTGAACGCTTCCGCAAGTGGCTGGAAGCGACACCGTGAAACCCAGCGGAAACCCATTCGGTTTCTGTGGCGTAACCCAGCAGGAACCCAGAAATAGCCCATTGGGTTTCTTTGCCGCGGGGGCATCGGTGCAGCACCAAAGGGGGGGATTGGTGCAGGCAGCGTGCACGAAGCGTGCGCCGTTCGTGCCAGGTTCGTGCCACGCAGGTGCAACCCGTGGGCGGTAAGTCCATGCCCATGAGTAGGCCCGCGCTGGTGACTCAGCGCAGGCCCCGCTCGCAGGCCCCGCTCGCAAGCATCGCCCAGCCTTGCGCCGGCTGTGGTGCTACCCGCTACCTGCAGACGGGCGAATGCGCCTACTGCCGCCGACCTTCGGTCACGAACATGTCACGCCCGGAGCGTGACGCAAGCGTGACCACGCCAGACGACAACGAGACACACGATGAAGGGGATAGCCATGAGCATGCGTGAATTTGAGCAGTATCTGAAGAACTCGGATTTCTTCGCCGACACCATCAACGCCCACCGAGTGGCGACCGCCCAGGTTGTCGCAGGCCTCGCGCTGCTGTTGAAGCAGGAAGGTAAGGTAACGGACGACCAGCTCCGGCGCCTTCTTCGCCAGATGGAGGATGCGACCGGCTCCCCCTCGATTGACGGTAGCCGGCGCTTGCTGGCCGTGCGGATTGAAGACGCCGTGAAAGGTGGCCGATGAGCAACCTTACCGAGCGCTACGCCAGCGCCATCCGCTCAAGCAACCTGAAGATCGACGACCGGACAGCGCGATCAGATTCCGATGTGCTCGGGGCCATGGGCCTGGCGGCAATCCGTCACCCTCTGGCCGTCGCGCTGCATCGGCTCTTTGCCGGCGACAACACCGCGTCAGTTGAGATCGTGGACATCCTGTCCGATGACGCATGGAAACAGGCCCGGGCGATGCGCGTGAGGCTGAACCGACAGCAGGCCAAAGGACTGGCTCAGTCATGCCTTGCATGGCACCGTAACCCGGTCTGCAAAATCTGCGATGGGCACGGGCGCCTTGTAATCCCCGGGACCAAGACACTGCGCGACCTATGCGGCCCATGCCGTGGAACTGGACGAACCCTATTCGCCGACTTGTTCCCGCATGAACAGCGTGAACTGGCAAATTGGGTGATCGTCCACATGGAGACGCATCAAGCCCAGGCGGGGCCAGAGGCCATGCGCAAAATCGCCGAATACCTGAATGTCAAACACTGGCTGACTGACCAACTCAGCGACGAAGGGCGGTAGGGCTAATCTGCCTCCCCATCTATGCATGCTGAACCTTTTGGTTCTATAATCTTCCGCACCGTACAAATCCCGGGTATTCCGGGAACAATAAGAGCGGCCAGACCCTTGATGGCGAAGCCACCTCCAAAGAATCCCAAGCCGCCCATTGAGGCGGCTTTTTCATTCCTGCGCTGCCCAGGCTCACAGGGCACGGTTCGCACTTATTGCCTAGGAGGCAGCATGGAAGACGACATCAAGGCGCTGCGCGAAGAGATTGCCAAGCTGCATGAGCGTGTTGCTGTGCTGGAGGCAGCCAAGGCTGCACCTCTGAGTCAGCTTTGCCGGCAGTGGACGCAAGCCCCGTTTCCCGATCAGGGCATGCCTGCACGAACTCAGCCCGTGCTGTCTGGCTCTCCATTCGAGACTACTGGCTATATCGCACCCTTTTACAGTGGCCAAGACAAAAATGCCGAGATTGGCGGTCCGAAACCAACGCCTTCGCTGATGCATGCCATCGGCGCGCTGAAATGGATGCTGGATACATCAGAGCGCAACGCGCGTATTGATCAATCTCAGGGCAAACATGATCGGGCCAATTTAGAATTGGCAAGAGCTGCTGACATCCGCGCAGCGCTCGCATTTTTCGGCATCTCTTCTCCTGAAGCGGTCCGCTGGGCTGTTGTGGATACCGAGGTCCACAAGGATTCCGTCAATGCGCTATGAAATCCGCAAGAGCAATGGCGTGCTGCATGTGTTCGATACGGTCGAATACTGCGCAGTCGCCATGCAGCCCGCAAACCGCAGAGCTGAGGCCTTCGCCCTCGCAAGCGACCTGAACGACCGACCCAATCCCCGTTTGGCATCGTTGCTCGGCTAAACCTGCAGTTGTCTCCGGCTCGGCACCCTTCGCCGAACCTTCAAGCCCGCCCTTCGCAAGATTGGCGGGCTCTTTTCTTTGTCGCGGCTATCCCGCTGAAAGAACCCCATGAGCATCAAGAAAGAGATTCGAAACGGCGCCCTCATTCCTGCTTGGTACGGGATCGCTTGGATCGAATGGCATGAAGGCCACCACACCGGGCATTGCCTGCCAATCCCGCTGAACCTGGTCGCAGGCGCAACGCGTTGCGTTTTTCTATGGGCGAAGCATGGCGGAACCGGCTTCCGCCAGTTCCCTACCTCGCGCCCGGACATGCTGGACACCTCCGGGGGCTGAAGTGAGCACGGCAAACGCGCTGGATGTTCTGCTTGGGCACACCGAAGTGCAGACGCGGACGATCATCGTCAACGGGGAGGGCCGCTGCGAAGCTCGCATAGTGGCAATTGCCCGGAGCGGCGCGCAAACCGTGTACGCCGACTGGGCGCAGCCTGTGCGGCTTGAGAAAGCCAGGGGCGAATCGTGAAGGCCCCGGAGCAACGCCCATGCTGCGAGAACTGCGGCGCATCTGTTCCGCCCCTGAAGTGGTACGGCTTGAACGACTGCCGACATATCGGCGCGCGCTGCGAGTATTGCCATGAGCCGCTACCCAAGTACGCTCTGGAATGGGATGGCTCGCAGTTGCTTCAGATCGTGCAGGAGTCGCGCGACCTGTACCGTTTTTACGAGCAGTCAGCGAAAGCACCTGGCGTGCATTTCCTGGTGGTGAACGGAATCAGGGTTGGTGACCATGCTTAGCCCGACCAAGTGCGGCGGCAATCTCTGGGCAATGTTTGAGATGCCGTGCGTGGAGCTTGAGAAGCGCATGGTTGCAGGCCGCTACGGCTGGGCTGCACACAGCTTCCCCATCAAGGGAGGCAAGACGCGCGGAGAGACGGTGTACCGCGATGCCTTCCAGCGCATGGCGCAGAACGTGACCCGCAACAACGTGCTGTTGAGCCGCCTGCTGGGGCGCCCATGAGTGCGCTGACTCCGAAGCAGGAAGCCTTCTGCGTTGCCTACATCGAATCGGGCAACGCGACTGATGCCTATCGCAAGGCTGGCTATTCCAGTGGGATGTCCGACAAGACCGCTGCAGAGGCAGCGAGCCGACTGCTTCGCAATAGCAAAGTGGTAGCAAGACTGGCAGAGGTGCGCGAAATGGCGACGGCTGAGGCCGCGATGACCATTGCGGACCACCTGAACGACCTAAAGTCGTTGCGGGATGCGGCAAAGAAAGAAGGCAAGTACTCCGCTGCTGTGGCTGCGGAAGTGGCTCGGGGTCGGGTCAGTGGCTTCTATGTGGAGCGAGTGGCAGGTTCAGACGGTGGCCCGCTGATCGTGGAGATCGTGCGGCATGGCGCGAATCCAGCTACCCAATAACTGGAAGCCACGGGGCTATCAGCTACCCGCCTGGACTTACCTGGAGAACGGCGGCAGGCATGCAGAGCTGATCTGGTCGCGTCGATCTGGCAAGGATGAGGTAGCGCTACACCGCACGGCATGCGCGGCATTTGAGCGTGTCGCGGGCTATTGGCACATGTTGCCGGAAGCGGCCCAGGCCCGCAAAGCCATCTGGAAGGCGGTGAACCCGCACACCGGAAAGAAGCGCATCGATGAGGCCTTTCCTCTGGCGCTTCGGTCATCGACCAACGACACGGAAATGCTGATCACGTTCAAGAACGGATCAACGTGGCAGGTCATCGGATCGGACAACTTCAATAGCCTGGTGGGTTCTGCTCCCGCGGGCATCGTGTATTCGGAATGGGCTCTAGCCGATCCATCCGCCCGGGCCTACCTCCGTCCGATCATTGCGGAAAACAACGGCTGGCAGATGTTCATCACCACGCCGCGGGGCCGCAACCACGCGCACAAGACCTACACGGCGGCGAAGGACGACCCTGACGCTTTCGCCCAGGTGTTGAACGCGACGCAGACGGGCATCCTGACGCCTGCGCAGCTTGAAAAAGAACGGCTTCAATACATCGCCGACTTCGGCGAAGAGTACGGCCAAGCGAAGTTCGAGCAGGAGTACATGTGCAGCTTCGAGGCTGCGAACCTCGGCGCCATCCTGGCCCGCTCGATTGGCAAGTTGGAGGTTGCTGGACGCATCGGCCCGCATGTGCATTACGACCCAGCCGGCGCACCGATTGAGATCAGCGCCGACATTGGCCGACGCGACCGGGCTACATGGTGGTTCTGGCAGCCCCGCATGGGCGGCTACTCGCTGATTGACTATGACGGCGGTTGGGGCATCGATGCAGAGGAATGGTGCGACAGGCTACGCATCAAGCTGCTGGGCAAACGCCTAGGAAAGATCTGGCTCCCGCACGACGCGCGCGCCAAAACCTTCGCAGCCAAACGCAGCGCCATCGAGATCTTCGTGAGCGTCTTTGGCGCTGACAAGGTGGCAATTACGCCAGACAGCACCAAGGCTGACCGCGTGAATGCAGCTCGCCTAGTGATCGGTAAATGTGAGTTCTCCGGCGAGTGCGAAGAGGGCCTAGATGGTCTGCGCGCCTGGTCATACGAATTCAACGAAGACACGAAGACATTCAGCAGCGAGCCTAAACACGACTGGGCATCGCATGACGGTGACGGCTACTCCTATGGGTGCCTTGTGATGCAGCAGACCAAGCCGCCTGTTGCCGCGCCGGAGGCGAAGTACCCGGTGCTTGCTAAGGCCGGAATGATGACCACGGGCGTAACGCTCGATGAGTTGTGGAAGACGGCGCCGAGGCCGAGCAAAAGGATTTAAATGGACTACTTCAACGCTATCGGTGAAGTCGGTGCGGTTACGGCCCAGAACCGTCAATTGCCCAGCCCTGAGTTACTGGGCGTCCTCTGTGCCCGAGAGGCTCGCAAGAGGCGCCCCAAGACGCATTCAGATGCATTGCGAGTGATCGCGGAAACGCTGCACCGCATCTTCCCCAGTCGCGTGCATCTCACCCGCGACATGTTCACGGTGCACTGAGATGGCGCTTTTCCCCATCCTGGCAGACAAGGTGCAGCTTTCCACCGTGGCGCCAGTCGGCACGGACGCATTTGTCTGCGGGATCTTGCGCGATGCATCAAACGCGGTTGCGCGTGCTTCGCTCGCTGGTGGCGCGCAGTTCAGCAATGGATTGCTTCGCACCGCACTGGGCCAGGTTGTCTATGTGGATGCAACGGCGGGCCTGCCAGCAAACACGCAGTTCGTGGATGGCCTGCCTCTCTCTCCCACGGGGGCGCTGTGCTGCTCTTCGGCTGCAGCAGTTAGCTATTCGAACGGTATCCCCTTCGCGGCCAATGGCGCCGTTGCTGCAGACATGGGGCTAGGCCCTGAACTGGTCACGAACGGGAATTTTGCAGCCGGCTCGACTGGCTGGACGCCCGGCGCCGGCTGGTCGATCACTACTAAGCTGATCGCAACGGCGGCAGCGGTGGGCACCTTCACGCAGAGCGGCCCAGTAGTCACGGCAGGACAGACCTACCAAGCGTCGATCACCTGCGATGCGTTCACCTCCGGGGGCTGGAAGCTTCTGACCGAGGGCGGCGCGAACGTGGTGGGCGATCAGGTTGGAGCGGGCACCTTCAACGGCACTGTGACATCCCCGTCCACGGGAAGCATCTATGTCTGGTCGAACGTGATCTTGACGGCCTCGTTCACCAATGTTTCATTTCGGAAAGTCCTATGACGCTTGCCAACCTCACCACCATCGCCGCATTGCCGTCTGCTGGTGGCGCTGCCGCATCGCTGCGCAAGGAATCGGCGCCTGCGCAGAAGCCTCGACCCGTAGAGGCGGGGCGCTATTTGGGCTTCGAGATCATCGACATCGTTCCTTCGTACATTGCTCCAAAGGCATGGTTTGAGCACATGTACATGTGCCGCCCGGTAGACCATTCCATGCAGGAACCCCCTCGCAAAGACCCGACCAAATCGCTTCTTTCGAAGCTTGCCGGCCCGGGCTCTCCTTGGGTGCATTCACCGAACCAAGATGCATGGGTCAACACGGTGACAGGTCAGACGGTCACCGGCTTGCAGATCCTGCAGCACGGCTTCCCGATGGGTGGTGAAGAATGAATTGGCTCGACGCGCTGAAACTCGCCGAGAAGGATCAAGAGAAGTTCATTGCGCGTGGGAAAAAGATCGTCAAGCGATTCCGTGATGAGCGCGGCACTGAAGGCACGCAAGCCAGCAGCGAAGACAAGCGATACAACATCCTATGGAGCAATGTTCGGACGCAGTTCCCCGCGATCTACAGCAAGAAGCCGCGCGCCCAGGTTGAACGCCGCTACAAAGACGCTGACCCCGTAGGCCGCACCGCCTCGGAGATCCTGGAACGCGCGCTCCAATACGAGATCGACCACTATTCCGACTTCGACGCCGCATTGCGCTGCTCGATTCTCGACCGCCTGCTTCCTGGTCGTGGTGTGGCATGGGTGCGGTTCGATGCCGGCGACCAGATCACGGATGACGTGACGGAAGAGGGCGAAGACGAAGCCGCGGAAAAGACGCCGGAGCCGGGCGAACAGCTTTCCGCTGATGATCTGTTCGGCGGCCAATATGCGAAGCCGGCGCCCGCGATGCCTGGAGCTATGGACCCTTCCGCAGGGATGCCGGCTCCCGGCGCTCAGCCTCCGGGCCTGCTGGGCGCTCCTGCCCCCATGCCTGGCGCTTCTGGCGCCCCCATGGGCGCAACGCCGGAACTGCTGGCCCTCATGGGCATGCCTGAGGCACCGAAGAAGCCCAACACGGCGGGCTATGAATGCGCCCCCTCGGACTATGTGTTCTGGGAAGACTTCCGTTGCTCGCCGGCCCGCACTTGGGAAGAAGTCACTTGGGTGGCGCGCCGCGTATACATGGGCCGCAAGGAGGGGGGCAAAAGGTTCGGCGTCGAGAAGTTCAATGGCGTGCCGCTCACGCATGAGCCCATCGGCCTGGACAAGGATGTGACTCAGCCCGACGACGCCAAGAAGGCGAAGATCTGGGAAATCTGGGACAAGACCGAATGCAAGGTCATTTGGCAGGCTGAAGGCGTTGCCGATCCGCTCGACACGAAGGATGATCCGCTGGAACTTGACGGCTTCTTTCCGTGCCCGAAGCCGTTGTTTGCGACGACGACGACCGACACGCTGATCCCGGTTCCTGACTACGCCGAATATCAAGATCAGGCCAACGAGCTTGATGAACTGACCGGGCGCATTGGGATGCTCGTGAAAGCGGTCAAGGCCGTGGGCGTGTTTGACGCCAGCCAGCCCGCGATTGCGCGCCTGATGCAGGAGGGCACCGACAACACGCTGATCCCAGTGGAGAACTGGGGTTCGTTCTCTACCGCAGGTGGCCTCAAAGGCACCGTTGACATGCTTCCCCTGGATGCTGTCGTGAACTCGTTGAACGAGCTGTACAAGGCCCGCGAAGCCTGCAAGCAGGTCATCTTTGAAGTGACTGGCCTGAGCGACATCATCCGCGGCGCATCGATGGCCTCGGAGACTGCGACAGCCCAGCAGATCAAGAGCAATTTCGCATCGCTGCGCCTGAAAGAGACGACGCAGGATGTAGCCCGCTTCGCCAGTGACATCCTGAGCATGAAGGCTCAGATCATGTCTTCGCTGTACCGCAAGGAAACGCTGCTGGAGATGTCCGGCATCCTGCAGACGGACGACAAGCAATATGCAGAACAGGCGATTGACCTGCTGCGCAATGACACCATGCGGAACTACCGCATTGAGGTGGCTGCGGATTCGATGGTCGAGCTGGACGAGCAGGCCGAAAAGAACTCGCGCATGGAATTCCTGCAGGCTGTCGGCGGCTTCCTGAAAGAGGCAGTCGCAGCCGGCCAGACACAACCCGAACTGCTCCCGCTGCTGGGTGAAATGCTCATGTTCGCGGTCCGGTCGTTCAAGGCTGGCCGGCCGATGGAAGCGGCCTATGAGGCGTTCATTCAGAAGATGAGCCAGCCGCAGCAACCGAAGCCGAGTCCTGAGGCGCAGAAGCTTCAGGCGCAGCAAGCGCAGGCCCAGGCAGATGCACAGCTTGAAGTGAAGGTGGAGCAAATGCGCGGACAAGAGCGCATGGCTGTGGAGAAGTACCGCACCGACTCGCAGCACGATCTGGAAGCCTTCCGCGCCAAGCTGGCTGCTGATGCTGCAGACCGCGACGCGAACTATGCGCGTGAGCTTGAACAGCTTCGCGCACAGATCGAAGACTTGAAGAGCATGCGCCAGGCCTCGACGCAAATCGCGGTCGCCGAACTCAAGAACGGCGGAACGATCACGCCAGAGCAAGACATGGCCGCCGATGCGGCTGCATTGAGCCCGCGGGCTGGCATATGAGTATCGAAACCCATCCGCTGACCTTCATTGATCCGGTGTGTGGGCGTGCGGCCTTCCATGTCACCGCCATTCCGCAACCGCTGATGGTGATGGAGGCCAAGGACATCCAGCATGTCGATGGCCGGCCTGTGATGCCTGGCGAGATGGCTGTTTGTGATTCCTGCCGGCGCCAGTTCTACATGAGCGGCGCATTGGATCGACGCCTTCTGATCCCTGCCAACTACGTGCCACGCGGCATCGAAGCTGCCTAGCAATCATGCCCATCTACGCAACGAAATGCCCGCACTGTGGTGCTAGGCAGGATGTTTATCGCGCCGTCAAAGACTACGACGACCTCCCAGAGTGCTGCGGCTCGAAGGTGGAACGTGTCGTGACCGCGCCCTATGTCATCACCGACATCGCCCCTTACCGCTCGATGGTGACGGGCGAAATCATCAACAGCAGATCCCAGCACCGCGCGCACCTGAAGCAGCACGGAAAGATTGAGATCGGCAACGAGAAATTCGACCCCGCACGGCGCCCCGAGCCGACCGGCATCAAAGAAGACGTGGCGCAAGCCATCCAGCAACTAGGCGGCTAGGCCGCACAAAGGAAATCCCTTGAGCACTGAAGACAGCACCCTCCGCGACGCCCTCGAAAGCGCTTTCGACGCAGCCGAATCGCCTGACACCACGACTGCCACCGCGGCAACTGGCGCAGCGGCCACGACTGATGCCACGGCAACGACGACCGAAGCAACGCGTCAGCGCGACGAAGCAGGCCGATTCGCACGCTCACAGGCAGCGGCAGCGGGCACCACCCAGGCGCCTGAACAAGGCCAGGGCGGCGCAGCATCGCAGGGTGCGGCCAATGCTGCCCTCGATGCTGCTGCACAGGCTGCTGGCGGTGCCAGCAAACCCCCATCGTCCTGGAAGCCGGAAGCCCAGGCTGTCTGGGCCAAGATCGATGCCGGCGCCGCGGTGACGCCTGCTGAAGTGAAGTTGCTGCGTGACGAAGCAGCACGCCGCGAGGGCGACTATCACAAGGGCATTCAAGGCTGGAAGCAACATGCGACAGCAGGGCAGGCCTACGAACAGGCGATCTCCCCATACCGCGAGACGCTGAACAAACTCGGCGTCGATGGCGCAACCGCTGTAGCCGAGCTGATGAAGGCGGATCACACCCTTCGGTATGCGCCCGAATCCGTGAAAGTGCAAAAGCTCTTGGAGCTGGCGCACGTTTACAACATTGATCTCAGCAAGCAATTCACGCCTGAGATCGCGAAATATGAGCGCGAGCTTTTCGACATGAAAGAAAAGCTTGCGCAGAACGAATCCGCGCAGCGGCAGAGTGTCAGTGAATCGCTCGACAGCGAACTGAACCGCTTTGCTGCTGCGCCGGGCCACGAGCACTTTGAGGCTGTTCGTGTGCACATGGCATCACTGATATCCGGTGGTGTCGCTGAAGACCTCGAAGACGCCTATCAACAGGCCGTGTTTGCAAACCCTCAGACCCGCAACGCGTTGCTCGATCAGCAACGGCGCGTGTCCGATGAGAACACCCGACTCCAGAGAGCGCGCACCGCCTCGGGAAGCGTCCGGGGTTCCTCGCCAGCAGCCGGCACCCCCAGCGCAGGAGGTAACAGCGTCAGAGACGCCATTACCGCTGCGTTTGACGCCCACTCATAGCGAAAGGAGCCTTAAATGGCTTTCCCAAATCTCTCCGACATCGTGGCCACCACGATCCAAAACCGCAGCGGCAAGCTCGCGGACAACACCCTGAAGCAGAACGCGCTTCTCAACTGGCTGAACGAACGCGGCAACGTGAAGACCTTCAGCGGCGGCAATGTGATCTTGCAAGAGATCATGTACAACGATGCGAACACGCAGAACGCTGGCTCGTACAGCGGCTATGACGTGATCGACATCACGCCGAACAGCCCGATCAGCGCCGCGCAGTTCGACATCAAGCAGTACGCTGGTGCGGTGACCGTCAACGGCCTGGAACAACTCCAGAACGCTGGCAAACAGCAAATCATCGACTTGCTCGATGGGCGCGTTTCGGTTGCTGAGAAGCAGCTCATGAACTCGCTCAGCGCAGGCGTCTACGGCGACGGCACCGGCAACGGCGGCAAGAACCTGACGGGCCTGGCTGCTGCTGTCTCGACCACGCCGACGACCGGCACCTACGGCGGCATCAACCGTGCAACCTGGACCTTCTGGCGCAACGTGGCGTTCTCGGCTGTGACTGACGGCGGCGCTGCTGCTTCGTCGGCCAACATCCAGAGCTACATGAACCGCGTGTTGCTGCAGACCATCCGCGGCGCTGATGCACCCGATGTGGCCGTGGCCGACAACAACTACTACCGCTTCTTCCTGGAGTCGATGCAAGCTATCCAGCGTGTGACCGACGACAAGAACGCGACCAGTGGTTTCGCTGGCCTCGCCTACTACGGCGCCGGCAAGAAGATGACCGTCTTCTGCGATGGTGGCATCGGTGGTTCGATCCCGACCAACCGCATGTATTTCATCAACAGCGACTACATGTTCTTCCGCCCACACTCGGAACGCAACATGGTGCCGATTGGTGGTGATCGCCAGTCGGTCAATCAAGACGCAGTTGTGAAGCTGATCGGCTGGGCCGGCAATCTCACGACCAGCGGCTCCCAGTTCCAAGCCGTGCTTGGCGCGTAAGAAAGGAAGGAACAGAAATGGCAGCTCCATTCACCACCGACCAGAAAATGGGCGTTGATCTCAACAGCACCACCCTGGCAACGGACATCACTTCGGGCGCTGACCGCCCGGATGCGATCCTCGGCACCATCGTGCAAGCCACCAACGGCAAGACCTATGTGTACGCGCAAGCGAACGCGTCGATCTCGGCCAGTACGGCGGTTTGCACGATCAGCCCGACCACCTTCCTGGCTACGGCCTCGGGTGGCGCTTACACCTCGCCTGCAGTGGCGATGGTGACGGGCGATTACGGCTGGTTCAGCAAGGCCAACGTGTAAAGCGCGAGATGGCACAAGTTCAATCGCTCATGGCTTTCGGCACGGCGCCGCTCCTTGCACAGGCAATCGTCGGCGATGTGGCTAACAGCCTCACCGCCGCGGGCTCGACGCAAGGAACGGCGCTCAAGCTGGCTTCTGTCATCAACGTGGTCACCACCGCGGCAGCATCGACTGGCGTTCAACTGCCATCGACTGGCACGGGTGATCAGATCGTTGTTGCGAACCTCGGCGCTAATGCGCTGCTGGTCTATCCCGTCACTGGCGGCGCCATCCAAACGGGTGCGGCCAATGCGGGGTTCTCTATCGCTGTTGGCAAGACTGCGGTGTTCACCGCGCGCGATGCCAGCGGCAACATGATTGCCGTCCTGAGCGCCTAACCAGCGTTCGAAACCATAAAAGGGCTCCTTCGGGAGCCCTTTTTCTTTGCCCAAAGGAAATCCCTCATGGAATACGTTGAATCTCAGAAAGTCTTTGTCGAATTCCGCATGGATTCGGTCCCTTCGCAGTATCAAAGCGAGGCTGCCGGCCATCCCGTTTTCGTGGAGAAGCCTTTCATCGTCATCACGATCCCCGGTCAGCCGAACACGGTGATTGACACCGTAGCCGATGTTGAATATCAGCGCCGCTTTCCCGAACAGTGGGCGCGCTTCAAGGCTGGCAACGTGTCGGAAGTGGTCAACGGCTGGCGCCTTGAATCGTGGCCCGCCGTCAACACGGCACAGGTGAAGACACTCAAACACATGGGTATTCACACTGTCGAGATGCTCGCCGACATGTCGGACGCTGCATGCCAGAACGTGGGCATGGGCACGATGGAACTGCGCACGAAGGCCAAGGCCGCCGCTGCCGCCGCCGCTGGTGGCGCCCAAGCCGAGCAATACGCCGCCGAAAACAAGCGCCTGCGTGACGAAATGGACGCATTGAGGACGCAGGTTGCAACGATGGTTGCCTCTCAGGGAGCGGCCGGAGAAGCGCCAGCATCTCGACGCCCAGGCCGCCCGGCGCGTCAAGCTGAAGGTCAAGAGGCCTAAGCATGACCTTGCTCCAGTTGATTCAGCAGGTCTGCAACGAGCTTGGAATTTCGCCGCCGAACGCCGTTGTCAGCTCGACTAACCCGCAGATTAGGCAACTCTATGCCCTGCTGAATCGACATGGGCATGACCTCGCAAGGGCGTTCGAATGGCAGCGCTTGGATAAAGAGTGGATCGTCAACACGGTGGCATTCGACATCCCGGCGACTTTCACTTTGAACAGCCCCGTTGTGACGACGCCATCCACCACGGGCATCACAACCAACTTCGGGCTGAACAGCAGCAACACCACGCCATTCACCACGGTGATCTCGGTGGATAGTCCTACGCAGTTCACGATGAACATGCCTTCGACCATCGCGGGCCTTCAAACGGTCACGATGTCGCAGGTTGCTTACCCGCTGCCCTCCGACTGGTTGAAGCAAATTCCCCAGACGGAATGGGACCGCACGAATCGCTGGCCAATGCTCGGCCCGAAGTCTGCGCAGGAATGGCAATCCTTCAAGTCAGGCATCGTCTATGCCGGCCCGCGTGAGCGCTTTCGCATCCAAGGCGGTGCGCTGCAGATCAGCCCGCCGCCGCCCAATGGATTGACCTTCGCCTACGAATACATCTCTTCGTCTTGGGTGGGCGATGTCTCAGGAACCACGAAACCCGCATTCACCGCCGACACGGACACGACGATCTTCGATGACTCGCTGATGATCGTCGGTCTAAAGATGCGTTGGCTCCGGGCTAAGGGGCTGGACTTCAGCGTAGAGATGCAGGAATTCAACAACCTGCTGAGCACCATCAAGGCTCAGGACAAGAGCGCTCCGAAGCTTTCCCTTTCTCCGGTCAGTGGAAGCATCTATCTCGGCACCGCAAATATCCCGGATGGGAACTGGAGCGCGTCGTAATGCAGACCGCGCGCACCGCTTCATTTCCTGCGCCGATTGGTGGCCTCAACGCGCGCGACCCGCTCGCGGCGATGAAGCCGACAGATGCGGTAATCCTGGAAAACTGGTGGCCTGGCCCTTCCAGTGTTGAGGTGCGCAAGGGGTGGACCCAATGGTCAACCGGGTATGTCAACCCGGTGCAGACATTGATGCGCTATGCCCCGACAAGCGGCGCATACAAATTGTTTGCCGCGGCTGGTGGATCGATCTTCGATGCAACCGCGCTAGGCCCAGTCGGGGCGGCAGTCGTCACCGGTCTTTCTAGCGCCCAGTGGCAACACACCAACATCATTACGCCTGGCGGTTCGTTCCTGTGGATGGTGAACGGCGCAGATACCGCTCAGATGTACAACGGCGCGGCATGGAGCGTGCCCGCAGTCACGGGCGTTTCGACAAACAACATCATCAACTTGAATGTGTTTGGCAATCGGCTGTTCATGGTCGAGAAAAACACGCTCAAGGTTTGGTATCTACCGGTTCAGAGCATCGCAGGCGCTGCAACTGCATTCGACCTGTCAACGATCTTTGGACGCGGCGGCTACTTGATGGCGATGGGAACCTGGTCTGTTGATGCCGGCAACGGCATGAATGACCTCGCGGTGTTCGTTTCTTCGGAAGGTGAGGTTGCCATCTACCAAGGGGCTGACCCAGCGAGCTGGACGAAGCAGGGCGTTTATTTGGTCGGGCGCCCCATCGGTCGCAAGTGCTTGACCAAGGTTGCCGGCGATTGCCTGTTGCTGTGCGAAGACGGCCTGTATCCGCTGAGTCGTGCGCTGCAGTCATCGACGATTGACCGATCTATCGCGGTCACCGACAAGATTCAAAAGTTGATCGCTGATGCGACCACGACCTACTCGGCGAACTATGGATGGCAGACGACGCTTTTCCCGGATGCAAATCAGCTTTGGATCAATGTTCCCAGCAACAACCTGAATAACTACCAGTTTGTACAGAACACCATTTCCGGGTCGTGGACGAAGTTCACGAACATGAATGCGATGTGCTGGGAGGTAACGGGGCAATCGATCTTCTTTGGCACGACGAATGCGGTTTGCAAGGCCTGGAACGGCCAGTTCGACAACACGGCGCAGATCCAAGCCGATGCACTTTGCGCATACCAGAACTTCCGGGCTCAGGCAGCTACGAAGTTCTTCACGATGGTGCGCCCATCGCTGACCGCTGATGGCAACCCGTCGATCTTGTACGGGCTTGATCTCGACTTTCTAGACCGCCCCGCAGATGGGGCCCTGTCATATATCCCCCCAACAGCCTCAATGGTGTGGGGAACGATGGTCTGGGGGTCGATGATTTGGGGCGGGAGCCTGCAACAGATCGGCTCTTGGGAGACGGTCGGAGGAACTGGCTACTACGCAGCACTGCGGCTCACGGTGCAGGCAAACGGTTCGCAAGTGATCTGGAATGCAACCGACTACGTGTATCAGGTCGGGGGCGTTCTGTGATCGTGCTCGATGAAGGCCGCGTAGGGCGCTGGGTGTGCGAGCGCACCAAAGGAACCTATGAGCCCAGCACCTCGAAAGCCATTGGCTGGGAGGTTGATGGGGCGCTCACTGCCGGCGTGCTTTACGACATGTTCAATGGTCGTTCGGTATGCATGCACGTTGCGATTGAAAAGCCCGTTACCCGGGAATACACCCGAATCTGCTTCGACTACCCGTTCAATCAACTGGGAGTCTTGAAGGTAATCGGTTTGGTTGACTCGACCAACGCCAAGGCGCTGCGCTTCGACAAACATCTGGGCTTCGTTGAAGAGGCTCGAATTGTCGATGGTGGGCGCGATGGTGATCTGGTCCTACTGACCATGACGCGGCAGCAATGCCGATGGATCAAATGAAACACCTACTTGACATCCCCGAATACGACGCACGGGCTTTTCAGCCTCAGGGTGGGCGCATGCGCCTCTACGGTGGCAAGTCCGACGCGCCGGCCGCGCCTGACTACATCGGCCAGGCCAATGCGCAGGCCGCGGGCAACCTTGCGGCAGCGCGCTCGCAAACAGCGGCCAATCGCATCAACCAGGTAACGCCCTACGGAAGCATCAAGTACACGCAGGGCACAGGATTTGATCAGGCCGGGTATGACAAGGCAATGTCTGACTACCAGACCATGCAGAACAACCTGGACAACATGGCGGACAAGGCGCAGGCCCAGCAACTGCGCGAATATCACGCCCATGTCGGCGCATATCAGAAGCCAACGCGCGAACAGTTCACGAATGACCCGGACACCTGGTCTTCAAACATCGAACTGAGCGACACCGGAAAGCAGTTGCTTGACGCTTATAACCGCACCAGCTTGGGACTTGCTGACCTGCAAGGCACGGCTATGGATCGCGTGCGAGATTCAATGTCTACGCCGTTCGACACTTCCGGCCTCATCGACATCAACGATAAGACCGGCATGGATGGATGGGACCGTGCGACAGATCTAATTCGGCAGCGCCAGAACCCCGAACTTGACCGGCAGCAGGCGGCGCTTGATGCGAAGCTCGCCAATCAAGGCCTGACGCAGGGTTCAGAAGGTTGGGGCATCGGTCAGAGCCAGTTTGGCAAGCAGCGCGCTGATGCAGACCTTGCCGCACAGATGGCTGGCCTGCAGGCTCAGAACCAGTTCTTCAACCAAGCGATCTCGGGTAACCAGGCCACTCTGCAGCAGCGCAATTTCCTGCGCCAGTTGCCACTGAACGAGCTGAACGCACTGCGCACCGGCTCTCAGGTCACGAATCCGACTTTCAACACGCCAGGTCAGCAAGGGCAGACCAGCGGTCCTGATCTGCTGGGCGCGACGAACTCCCAATACAACGCCCAAGTAGGCAATGTGAATGCCCAGAACGCGCAATCAGCACAGTCAACCCAAGCCGGTATTGGTGTCCTGGCAACCATCGCTTCTTTCTACTGATGCTCGATCATCTCGCCTTCTTCTACCAGGTCATCATCGCGAGCGAGTTGCTTCTAGATGAGGCAATCTTTCTGCTCAGCGATGAAGGGTTTGAAAAAGACCTGAAGGCTTTCTATGTAAAGCATCTCGAAGACGAGAAGGGGCATGCGGCCTGGCTGAAGGAGGATCTTGGAGCGCATCCGATCAATCTTCACTTTGGTGCCGCGCAACTCGCTGGGATGGCGGGCTACCTTGTTCGCCACGTTCATCCTGTGGCGCTGCTGGGCTATATGAAGGCACTCGAAGGCCATCCGATACCGATTGAATACGTGGAAGCCGTTGAACAGGCCCACGGGAAGCAGGCAGGGCGAACCCTTCGTCTGCACGCAGTGGAAGACCCGCACCACATACGAGAGCTTGAGGCTGTCTATGTGCCTGATGAGTGGGTGCCATTGGTCGAATCAACGCGACTGCAGACACGAAAACTGATTGAAGGCCTGTCATGAACGCAAACTTTTTTGAAGCAGCACCAGATCCGGCCAGCAACCCTGCCGCGTTCCAGCAACAGCAAGCCATGGCGCAGGCGTTGCTGCGTCGCGGCGGAACGCAGCAACAAGGGCAAATGGTCAATGGTCACTACATCCAGCCTGCAGATGCGGCATATGCCGGGCAACTGGTGAACGCTCTTGCCGGTGGCTACAAACGCGATCAGCTCCGCGATGCGGATCGCGCCTCAAATCTTCTGAACGGCGGCAACGGCGATGTGACGCCGATGCAGAAGGCTGGAACCTGGCTCGGTGGATTGTTCGGTGGGGGTGGCGCGTAATGGCAAACACAGTCAACTTTTTCCAGCCTGGAACCGAATCCGCAGTTGATGCGGCGCAAATCCAGCGTCAGCGCGACATCGCGGCGGCGCTTCTGAAGCAAGGGCAGGCTACGCCTCAGGGCCAGATGGTCAGCGGCCACTATGTGGCTCCTGCTGCCACGTCCTATCTGTCGCAACTGGTCAGCGCCTTAGCCGGTGGCTACAAACAGCGAGAAGCCGACCAGAACGAGCGCGATCTCGTGCAACGAGTGAAGAGCGCACGCGAGAAGGAATCGAACGATTTTCTGTCCGCCTTCACTGGCACGCCAGGCAAGGCTGCGCGCGACATCCAGCCGCTCACGCCGAACGACGATGAGGGCAATCCGATGCCCATTGCCCGCGCTGATGCCGTGCCCGGAGTCCCTGGAGATCCGAGCAGGGCGCTTGCAATCGGCATGCGTTCAGAGAATCCGACGCTGCAAGCACTGGCCGCAAAGCTCATGGAGCAGAAGATTCAGGATTCGTCTTTTGAGAGCGCCTTCGGCCTCGGCGCTGGCGGTGGTGCGCCGACTGGCGTTCCTGCTGATGGCGGGGCGCCTGCAGGCCCGGGCGGCATGCCTGGAGCGGAACCCCAAGTGCCAGGCGCGGCCCCGGGCGGCGCGGGCAAGTTTCTGGGCGAAGGCTTCGGCCAAGTGCCCGCAGGCCTGGCCCGGCTGGCCTTTCGCAAAGATCCGGCCGAGGTCGCGAAGATGGTTATGGAGGCGCGCAAGCCAGTTGCCCTGCGTGAAGGCGACTTCATCGCGCCGAACGGCGCCGGAGGTGTTCAGTCGCTGTACACGCAGCCAAAACTTGAGCCTGGCATGCAACCGGTGCGCTCGCCCACTGGCGCCGTGACCGGGGCAGAGATGATCCCGGGCTACGCCCGCGGCGTTGCGTCGATTGCTGGCGCGAAGGCCGGGGCTACGCAGGGGGCTGAATCGGCGAACACCATGGTCACCATCGACACCCCGCAGGGGCCGCGCATGGTGACGCGTGCGCAGGCCGTGCAACTGTCGGGCGGCGGTGCGCCGACTGCAGCAGAACCTGTGCCGGGCATGACCAACCCCACCGAGGCCGCCATGGGCCGCAATGCCGTTATCAACGACAACCCCAGCGCTGACGCTGCGCGCGAGATTGCTGCATTGCGCAGCGACTTGAACAAGGTGCCCGACGCAGCTTCGAAGCAGATGATTCAGGCCGAAATCGAGCGGCTGACCGCGCAGGTGCAGAAATACAGCGCTGGCGGCGGGCGCGGCGCTGTCAACCCCGCAGGGCCTGGCATCCCGCTGCAATCGGAGTCTGACAAGCAGTACGACACGGCGCGCGCCAAGGACTTCGCAACCCAGGCAGGCGCCTACCAGAAAGCGCGCTCCTCGGCCTCCGGCATGCTTTCCAACCTAGACACGTTGGACCAGCTTTTTAAAGATCCAAATGTTGCCAATGGCGGCGCTGCGGAAAACATCTCGGGCCTGAAGAACATTGCAAGTTCGTTCGGCCTCGATGTGAAGGGCATTGGCGCAGAGCAGGCTATTCAGTCAATCACTAACAAGATGGCGCTGGAACAGCGCTCTACCGCTGACGGCGCCGGCATGCCCGGTGCCATGTCGGATGCTGACCGCAATTTCTTGAAAGCCCAGACACCGGGGCTCGAAAAGACGCCGGAAGGGCGTGCGCTCATCATCGCGAATCAACGCAAGATCGCTCAGCGTCAGATCGAAGTGGCGAACATGGCGAATGCCTATGAGCGGCAAAACGGGCGTCTCGATGCCGGCTTTGACAAGCAACTTGCCGAATACGCCGCCGCCAATCGTCTCTTCCCTGACGCCCCAAGCGGCGCAAATGCGCAACGCGCTGCGGCTCCCGCTGCACCCGATCTGCGTAGCCTGGCCGCGCAGGAACTTGCGCGCCGCCGCGCCAAGAACGGAGGCTGATCAATGGATCTTTCCAAGCTCTCTGATGCCGATCTGCAGGCGATGCAGTCGGGAGACATGTCGAAGGTTTCCGACGATGGATTGCGTGTCCTTTCGGGCGAACCTCCAAGCCTGATGAAGTCGTTCGTCAACGGCATTCCCAAGGGAATCGCCGGCCTAGCGGACAACTTCAACAATCTGCCAGAAAACATGATGAATCTGTCCCGGATGATCTCCGGGTCAATCGTGACCGCGGCGGGGCACCCGGAATATGCGGTTGATGTGAAGCCACCCACGAACGCGGCGCATGACATCCTGACAAACATTGGCGCCATCCGACCTGCTGCCGAGCCCACGACCATGGGAGGCAGGGTTGTTGACATGATGGGCCAGAGCGTCGGCGGCGGTGGCATCAACCCGGTTTCCATTGCGAAGAGTGCATCTCGTGGCGCCTGGGTGCCAATCGTGCGCGACGTGACGGCTGCATTGGCGTCGGGTGCTGGCGCCGGAATGGGACTTGAAGCAGCCAAGAAGGTGGACACTGGCAGCGAAACCGGAAACGCTGCGCTGCAGACTGCTGCAACCATGGCCGCAGGCGCACTTCCCGGCGCATTCTTGGCGGCTCGTGGCTCTGCTGGCGACCGCACCGCGGCGGCGCTCAACGGCGTTACGCCGGAGCAACTAGCGATGGCCGACGCGCTTTTGAAGAAGTCGGTTGCGGCAGGCTCACCCCTTACCGGCTACGAAGCAATTCAAGCCGTCACAGGCCTAAACCCGAAGATGCAGACGCAACAACGGGTTACCGAGCAGTCCGACGCCGCCGCACGCAACCTCACGCCGATGATGCAGGCGCGCCCGGGTAGGAACGCCGAACTTGCAAACGCAGCGTTCGATCAGATCGCGCCAGTGAACCCGCGCCCGGACGCGCTGGCCGGGCGGCTGATGGATACGGCAAAGCAGGCGATCACGAACGCTCGGCAGGCTGGCAACGCCCAGGCAAAGCCCTATTACGACGCCACCACCGGTAATCCGAATGCGCGGATCACGTCGAATGACTGGAACACGCTAACCGCCGATCCTCTCGTGCAAAAAGCGCTCGGTGCGGTGAAGAATGATCCCGTCTATGGCGTGACGAACGAAGCACCCGGCTCGGTCGCGTGGCTCGACGCTGCAAAAAAGTGGATGGACGACAAGGGGGGAGCGGCCCGGCTGGCTGGCGAGAACAACGCGGCTCGCATGTACACGGGCGCTACGGGGAAGGTAATGCCCCCCATAGATGCGCAGTTTCCCGACTACGCAACCGCCCGCGCCATCGTGGCGAAGAACATGCAGGATGTCGTCACCCCCATGGATCAGGGACAAGTCGGCAAGCTGTCTCGGTCGGACGACTTCAAAGCTCAGGTAGATTCATTTTTGCCGGAAAAGCCGCTCGATGTGAATCCGTCCGTGATCCGGGAAACTGTAAAAACTCTTTCCAGTGTTGACCCAAACATTACGCCGGAAATGCTCGCTCAACACTTGCGCTCGACATTCAACGAGTCGAATGGTGGCGGCATCAGAAACAATGTGATGGGCGGCTTCAACTTTGCCAAAAAGGTGGCCGACAACCCCATGCAGCGCGAAAACCTGATTGAAGCGCTGAAGGCGTCCGGCAAGTCACCAACGCCTCTTACCGATTCTCTTGATGTGTTCCAAGCGCAGGGGATGAAGCCAAACGTTAACTCAGCGACTGCCGCGAACATGGCTGAAAGCTCGATGCTCGGCGGTCGCAAGGCGGTGGATTTCTTGATGCGCCCGATCAGGGCCATTCCGGGCCAAGCCGATGCTTGGCGCAACAGCTTGGCTACTAAGGAATTGGCTGATGCTCTGGCTTCGCCTGATTCGGTCAAGCGACTGCAGGAACTGGCGCGAGTGAATGGGACTTACAGCCCATTGAAGCAACAGATGTTGGTCAATCTGCTGATGGGCCAGCGCGCTGCGCAAGATGCCAACAAGCCACGGGTTGACGTGGACCTAGACCTACTGAACACCGAAGGGCGCTAACCGCCCGAATTCAGCCACTCGGAAAACAAGCCGAGTCCGATCAGGGCAACCACGACCCCGATCAACAAGAGCCATCCCATATTTCTCCTTCAAGCGCCCCAAGTGGGCGCTTTTTGCATTCTAAGGACAAGAAAACATGCCAAGAAACGGAACCGGCACTTATGTGCCCCCTCCTAGCACCTGGGCTCCTGGCGTCAACGGAGTAACCGCGCTCACCGCAGACTGGAATGGTCTGCTGAATGACCTAACCAGCGCTCTAAGCCAATCAGTCTCCAGCGACGGGCAAACGCCCATGACTGGGAATCTCCAGCTTGGAAATAACAAGATCACCGGTCTTGCGAATGGTTCCGCCAACACTGACGGGGCTTCAATGGGAAACCTCAATTCCGTTGCTGGTCAGGCTGGCGGTGTTGGTGACCGGAATCTCTTGATCAACGGAAACTTCTCCGTCAATCAGCGCGTGTATGTGAGTGGCACGGCGACGGTGGGAGCAAATCAATACACGCTGGATCGTTGGCGTGTGGTGACGACGGGGCAGAGCATCACATTCGGCGCAGCAGCGCCTGATCGCGTGGTGACATGTCCAGCAGGCGGACTTGAGCAGCCAATCGAAGCGGGGATGATGGTCGGCGGCATCTATACCTTGTCATGGACAGGGACGGCGACAGCGAAGGTGAATGGAGTGGCGATCATCAACGGCGGCAATACGGCTGCGCTGCCGGCAAATACCGTGGCCACAATTCAATTCGCCAGTGGCACTGTGACAAACGCGCAGTTCGAATTGGGGACGACGGCAACGCCATATCAGCGCCGGCAATTGGCAACTGAGACGCTCTTTTGCCAGCGCTATTACGAAACGGGCTCGGGCGAACTGCAGGCCTACAACCTGGCGGCCAATGGAACGGCTGTACGCATCACGTTCAAGGCCACGAAGCGCGTTGCTCCTACCTTGGGATACACCGTGGCGGTTAGCACAAATTGCGCTGTTTTCGACGCGCGCACAGCGACCCCTGAAGGTCTTACCTGGTTTGCAACACCAATCGCAACCGGAACCATCGCTTGGGCTGGGACGTGGACCGCGGCAGCGGAGCTGTGATGTACACGCTCTACCCCGATCACGTCGATCTAGATGGCGCGTGGATTCCGCTCGATTCGGACAACTCAGACTATCGGGCTTTCATCGAATGGCAGGAAGCGGGCGGCATCGCGGATACACCTCCAGTCCCGACGCATGCGCAACTGGTCGAGATGGCGAAGGTGCTCACGCGCATTGAGCGCCAGCCGATCATCACGATGCTAGACGGACTGCAGGCCTCTTCGCTTGCTCTCGGACAGACGACGCGCGCTCAAATCATCGAGACGGCCAAACAGGGCCTGCGCGACATCACCCAGACGGATCTATCAGCGTGCGTGACCTTTGAGGAAATGCGGCTGACGGTGAAGGCGGCTTACATCGCGCTCGCCGCGGCGCTTCCTGCGGACATCCGCAAGGCCTTTTCGGATGCTCTTAAATGACCTACCTGCTAATCCTCCTGTGCGTTTTCATCGCCACAAAGCAACTCTGGTTGTATTTCGTCGCAGCCATGCGATTGCGTGAGATGCGAGACGCCAAGTTGCTGACCAAGACACAACGGGTGATGGGGTCGATCCTTCTGTTTGAAGGACTGGTTCTAGACCTGCTGGTGCATTGGGTTGTGGGGACTATCGTGTTCCTGGAATTTCCTGCGCGGAAGGAATACACGCTCTCGCGCCGCCTGTGGCGATTGAGCAATGGCGAGGACGGATGGCGTAAACGCTTGGCGACGACGATCCGTAACGAACTCCTTGATAGCGCCGATCCTGAGGGTATCCATCGTGGCTGAGCCGACATCCGATTTCAATGTGGCGAAACTCGGCGCTGGCATTGCTGGGGCAGTCACCTCGCTACGGTTTGTCAAAGGCACATGGCAAGAAAAAACCATCATGGTTATCGGCGGCTGTGCGTTCTCGTACTACGCCTCCGAATTCATCTCCAGTTGGCTTGCGATGCAAAAGGCTGAGGGGCTTATAGGTTACCTATGTGGCCTGTTCGGCATGGCCGTGATTTCCAAGATCTACGAGGTGATTCAGATGCTCGACGCCAAGCAGATTGCGACGGATGCCTGGGCCTGGGTTGTTCGCAAGTGGGGGGCGTGATATGGAACTCATCTATACCGTTAGCGCTGTTGTCTTGCTCGCCCTGTCGATCATGGGCACCTTCTCTAAGAACTTTGATGACAACCTGCTGCAGCGGATCGCAATGGCGTTGATCGCATTCGGCAGCTCCGCGTTTCTCTTCTGTCACTGGGACGGAATTTCCACATACAACCCGCGCGCCCTGCTGATGGCTGGGTGTGCGCTCTATGGCATCGGAAGCGCCGTCAAGACCTGGCGCTATTCAAGGGGGCTCTATGGAACTCGCTGAAGTCATCAAGACCGCGATCAACCCGGCGCTTGCCATCCTCCCGCAAGCCATGGACACGCCGAAAGCGCGCGTCATTGTGCTCACCACAGGGGCGCATGAATCGAAATACAAAGACCGCGTACAGGTGCTCAATGGGGGCGGCAGGGGGCCAGCGATGGGATTCTGGCAGTGTGAGCGGGGAGGTGGTGTAAAGGGTGTTTACACGCACCCGGCATCGACTGGACACCTGCACAACCTCTGCGCGGCTCGCAATGTGCCGTTCGACATCCCGACGATTTGGGCCACGCTCGAAACCGATGATGTGCTTGCCGCTGGAGTCGCACGGCTGCTGTACTACACCGACCCTGCGCCCCTCCCGGCCACCGATGACACAGAAGGCGCTTGGAAGCTCTATCTTCGCACCTGGCGCCCTGGTGCATACGACCGCGGCAGTCCGGCCAAGCGCGCCCAGCTACGGGCCGAATGGGAAGGCCATCACCGCGCCGTGCGTGTCGTCATGGGGTTGAAGTGACATGCCCGCACTGCTGAACCCGAAAGTCTGGATCGGCATATTCATTGCGGTTGTGTTGGCCTTCACGCACTTCTTTGTATGGCGGTCTGGCAAGGCGACAGTCCGCAATGACTTTGACACCTACAAGCTGGCTCAACAAGAGCAGCGCATTCTTGCCGACCGTGCCCGCTCGCTACTGGCGGCAGCGCGGCAGGCCGCAGTCAACAAGGAGGCCCGTGATGGTCAAGAACGAATTGCAGCGCTTGAAACTGATGTCGCTGGGGCTCGCGCTGATGGTGAGCGCATGCGCAACCTCTATCGCACCACCGCCCAACGAGCCCGAGAGCTTTCCCGAACTGCCAGCACAGGGACGGGTCAGCCTGATTCCGATCCCATCGGAGTGTTCGCCCTCCTGCTTGAAAGGGCTGACACGCGAGCGGAGATCGTCGGAGGCTATGCTGACCGGCTCCGAATCGCCGGCAGCATCTGTGAACGCGGTTGGGACGCAGGACTACAGCCTAAGCAGCTCCCCTAAAGCCAGCCCAGTGCGACTGCCCTAA